GGCGGCCGAAGATGCTCATCGGCGCCGGACCGGCCGCGTTCACGACGAACACGCTGTTGCCGCCGGTGCCGACGGTGAGGGACATCTGCAGCAGCTGCGGCAGCGCGTCCGGGGAGCACATCCACACCGCGTTCGACAGGGACGACGGCAGCATCCGCGCGTACATGGCGACGACGTCCGGGTAGGTGATCTTCCCGGCGCCGCCGGAGCGGGACACGGTGACCGCGGCCGGGTTACCGGCGCCGCGGAAGCCGAGGGGCTCGCCGGTGCCGGTGCCGGACTGGAACGCGTTGTCCTCGGAGAAGGCCAGCGCGGACGGCCACAGCGTCTCGATCAGCGCGGAGAAGGAGACGATGGAGTCCTGGAGCAGCTCGTTCGGGACGGCGGACAGGCCGGTGAGCTTCTTCGCGTCGAGGACGACGCGGCCGAACCGCGGGTTGGAGTCCTGGAGGGCGGCGCCTTCCTCACCCCAGTAGGCGATCATGCCGCCGTACACGGAGCCCTGGTTCGTGGTGGAGTCGATCATCGGGAACGGGACCCGAGCCGAATCCATCGGCACCACGGTGGCCAGCGGCCGGACGACCGCCTTTTCCAGCGCGATCGACATCAGCGTCGACCGCAGCGTCTCCGGGACCAGGAAGCCGCCGTCGGCGGGGCTGACGGAGCCTGCGGCGTTGCGGAGCGCGTCCAGCTTGGTGTGCGCCTCGGGGCTCTTGTTCAGGTGCCAGATGCTCTTGACGTAGTCGATCGAGTTGTCGAAGTGCTTGTCCACCGCCGCGCCCGGCGCGGCAGCGTTGTACGCGGTGCCCTGACGGTGCGACGTCAGCATGCCCGCCGACCGCTTGGCCTGCGGGTCGAGGTCGAGACGCTTGATCGCAGTGGCGGCGTCCTTGTTGGACACGTCGGCGCCGTGCTCGCGGAGCATCGCGGCGAACTGCCGCTGGGTCTCCTCGGCGATCTGCCGGTTCAGGTCGGTGCCGTCGCCCTGCTGCCGGTTGGCGTACTCGGTGATGAAGTTCGTCAGGTCCTCGGGGGAGGCGACGACGTCCTTCGCCTTGGCCGGGTCGCTGAGCATTTCCGCCAGCTCGGCGGCGTTGCTCGGGATGGTGGGTGTTGCCACTGCTGCCTCCTTCAGGCTGCTTCCGTCGCCGAGCGGGCCGCCGACGTGCTGTTGATGAGATGGGCCACGGCTGCGGCCCACGGGTCAGGTTCGGGCTGGGTGAGGTGCGCGGTCAGAGCCGCCCACTCGTTGACGGGTTCGGCGGCAGGCTCCTCGGGTTCCGGCTCGACGGCCGGCTCCGGGGCGGGTTCGGCGGGCGTGGCCTCGGCGACGGGCTCGACTGCGGCCGTGTCCTCCACGGGCGGGGCCGTGGGCTCGTCACGCCGGGCAACGGCCTTGCGGAGTGTCGCGAGGATCTCCTCGTCGATGGTGTCGCCGACGTTGAAGGTCAGGGTGACCGTGGTCGGCTCGTCCTCGGTCTTCGGCTGCTCTGCGCGGGGGCCGGTGTAGCCGTAGGCGGCGAGGTCGTAGGCGCGGTGCATGTCCGGCTCGGCCTCGTCAGGCTCGGCCGGAGTGCCAGCCTTCGGCGAGGTGGTCGCCTCATCCGCGAGCCCTGCCGTGACGGCGTCTTCGGGGAGGTACCAGGTTTCGGCGCGCATGAGGGCGCGCCAGTCGTCGCGGGTACCGCCCGCCCGCGCCGCGTAAGCATCCGCGATGTTGTCGGAGATCAGGTCGAGGAGTTCGGCCATCTCCTGCATGTCGGCTGCGTCGCCCATGCACAGGCCACTGGCGTCGTGGATCATGAGCATGGTGTTCGGGGCCATCTCGATCCGGTCCCCCGCCATGGCGATGACGGAAGCGATCGAGGCGGCGATCCCGTCGACCTGCACGGTGACGTTCGCCGGATGCGAGCGGAGCGCGTTGGCGATGGCGATGCCCTCGAACACCGACCCGCCCGGCGAGTTGATTCGCACCCGCAGATTCGGAGCCGTCACCCCACGCAGGTCCGCGATGAACTCGTCGGCGGTCGCGCCGAGCCATCCGCCGACCTCGTCGTACAGCATCACCTCGGCCTCATCCGACGACGCGGCGTTCGTGATCCGGTACCAGGACCGGGCCTCGACGCCGTGCTGCGCGCGGAACTTCTCGGCCTGCTCGCGCTGACTGGCCATGAAGGAGGCCGCCTTACCAGGCAGCTGAATGTTCATGAGCCCTCTCCCTTACGGCCTCGCTTCACGACCTTGCAGCGACACGCGTTGCCGTACTGCGCACCGATGCAGTTCACGTAGCCGGAGCCGCCCGGATAGTCCTCGTAGGCCTGCTGCCGGTTCTTGTACGTCTTGCCGTTGTTGTCCCGACACGGCTGACAGGTGTTGTCGTCATCGACCGCAACCGCAACCCACCGCTGCGCCGCCTCAATGTCCTCACCGAGCAGGCCAGCCACCGCGTCATCCCACGTGTTCGACGGTTCAGCAGCGGGTGCTGCTCCGTGGCCGGGTACGAGCGACTGCCAGCCCTCGGGGAGTTGAAAGCCGAGCATCGGCAGGATCAGCGGGCCCAGACTCGGGGCGCCGCGCACGATCCGCGACAACAGGTCACGGTCCGCATCGAACGGCAGCTCTGGCAGACCGACAGCCTGCGCGACGGCCTGCGGGTCGTAGCCCGCGGCAGCCAGGGACTGCGCCGCATTCGACATAGCAGTCAGTCGGGCGATCTCCTGGTCTGGATCCTCGGGGACGGGGTTGCAGTAGTCGAACTCCAGGCCCTGCGTGGTCGCACCGAAGAGCGGCAATAGTTCGTGGTTGAGCGCAGCTTTGATGCGTTCCAGGCGGGGAACGGTCTGCTGCTCCGCAAACCATGCCTTCGCGGCCAGGGCGGAGGCGCGGTTGATGTCCTCGAAGTCACCGATCGCGGTCTTCGAGATGCCGTAGGCCTCACGGATCGCGTCGCGAGTGGCGCCGCGCAGCTCCACGAACTGCATGTCCCGCTGGCTGATAGTGCGGTCAACCCACTTGCCGTGCTCCAGGATCGCCACCCTGTGCGCGTTCCCGACGCCCCGGTGCTGCTCGTTCCACCGGTCCCGCAGCTCATCGAACTCGGTGTCCGACAGCACGTTCGGGACCTCGATGATGCCGCCTGGCTCAGCCGAGTTCAGGAAGAACGCCCGCGACCACTCCGCCGCATACCGGGACGTGTCCAGGTCCGGCAGGATCGACAGCACCGGAGACAGACCCCGGTACGGGTCGAGGGGGTTCGGCCGGCGCAGCTGGATGACCTCGTTGATTTCCAGTGGGATCTGCTCGCCGTCCGGGCTGGTGTAGACGTAGCCCTTCAGGAACTTGTCGCGGTCCGGGACGGGCTGCATTCGGTCGGGGCGGACGGGCCACATTTCCAGCGGCATCTTGACGCCCTTGGCGCTGGAGATGACCCACCAGGCTTCGCCGGTGAGGTCGTGGTGCTGCTGGAACGTCTCGACGAACTCTTGCCGCGGCATGAACGGGTTCGGGCGGTTCCACAGGTCGAGCGCGGCATGGCTGGTGACCTCTTGGCGGTCTTCCTTCTTGCCGCTCTTGGCCTTGCGGTACAGCTTCCAGTCCACCAGCGCGGTGGCGTTGGCGGTCCGGTCGACGATCGCGAAGAGCGTGCCGGTGGCGGTCATGGCCCGCATCTGGGCTTCGGCGCTGCGGCCCATACCGAACGCGCCGTGACGGCCGGTGGTGGCTCGGCCGGTGAAGGGGATCGGGGCTGACGCGGTGGCTGCGCGGTTGAACAGCGCGCCGAGGAGGGTCCGTGCCAACGCCCCTCCCTCCGCTTACTGGCCGGGCCTGTCCTCGTGGATCCGGAAGTTGAGGACGAAGCACCCTGCGCCTGCCGCCGCCAAGCCTGCAGCGAGCCCCCACCACAACATGGCGGAACCCGACAACAGGATGATCCCAGCCGTGTCAAGTAGAATCGGCGCCAACTTCCGCAACACTTGCATCGACCTGCGAAAACGCTCATATCGGCTGGTCATTGGGGTCTCACTCTCGTCGCGGCGGCTTGTAGGTTTACGACAGTCTCACAGCCAGCGAACCCGCGGCCTGCCACGAACGTCCAACGCCGCGACCATGTACCGGGCGGCATCACACGAGTGGTCGTTGGCCTTGACCGGTTCTTCCTTCAGCCCGCCAGCGTTGCCAGGCTTCACCGCCCACACGTAGCCGGCGACTTCCTCAGCGAGGCCGATCGGCAGTGAGGCGGCGTCCATCTCCGCGTCTCGTTCGAGGAGCGCGCCACGGAACACGAACAGCCGGGCCTTGCCGTCCGGCTGGACCTTGAGCCGGGACTGCACGGCTTGGATGCCGTCGGAGACGCCCTTGTGCGCGGCCTGCGTCCCCATGCCCAATTTGCGTTCCAGAGTGGCGCGGTCTTCGGCGTCGTGGTCGGTGATGATCGCGCGTGGTCGCGGCTGGCCGGCGAGGAGCTTCTCCCGGATGACGTCGGCGTGATCCTCCACCAACATCCGGGTCCGAACCCATTCACGGAGCAGGTACAGCCGGCCGTCCGGGTCCTCCGCCCACAACTGCGCGACGAAAGGGTTGGTGAAGCCGAAGTCCACGGTGACCCATCGGGTCCAAGCGGCGGGTACGTCGAACGGCTCGACGACGTGGAGTGCGTCGGACCAGCCCTCGTAGACCATGCCTTCGGCGGCGGCCCAGATGCCGTCTCGGTAGCGCAACCTGCGGACGCCGGTGAGGGCGTCGAGCTTCGCCATGTAGTCCACGCCGCGCTCGGTCAGGGTGCCGTCAAGGTTGACGTACAACGGGTTGTCGCGGTGCAGGCTGTGAATCATCCGCATGGTGCCCTCGTCGCACCGCTGCTTAATCCAGTGCTTCGGGTGGTCCGGGTTGCACGCGAGGACGATCTGCCGGTACGTGTCCGCGTTGCCTCGAAGGCGGGTGATCAGCGTCTCCAGCGCGGTCAAGCTGATCTGTGTGGCCTCGTCCACGTAGATCCGCGAGAACTCAGTGGAGAGGAACTTCTCGGGCCGGTCCAGGCCGCCGACGAGGATCTCCGCGCCGTTCGCGAACTGGTAGGCGGCTGGCTTCCGCGGCGATCCGCCGAACCACTTCACGACGCCCTCTGCGAGCGCGGCCGGGGCGACCTGCTGCTCGAACGTCACCAGCGTGCTACCTGTGAGGCTCGCGTGGGTCTGTCGGACTATGAGCGACCGGCAGTTCGGCACCATGAGGCTGGTGTAGAAGGCTTTCTGCAGCATCGCCAGTGACTTGCCTGTACCAGCCGGGCCCGCGATCGTGATCTCTTGGTCCTTCGCCGACAGCAACGTCTTGGCGCCGCCGCGCGGTTCGTACCGCACGACAGTGGTCACACGAGATCCCCAGGGTCGACGCCCACGATCTCGAACTTCACGCCACCGGTGATCTCCGCCTTGGCAGGCTGGTCAGCGCCGTACAGCTTTCGGTAGCTCTCT